TAGATTGAATCATAAGCCGGCACCGATCCGGGTAAACACCAACAGCATCCGCCGAAAGGGGAGGCTGGATACAATGGACGGAAGCGGGCAGCTTTGAAAAGACGTGATTTGAAACCAGGAGGTGCCAAATGTGATTTCCAAACCAGCCGGGCAGGTGTCCGGCAAAAACACAGTGTGACCGACAGTAAGGATTATTCGCCGGTCTCGGATAGGCCGGGGCCGGCAACAAACAAAGGAGGCAGCATGGGTCAGTACACAACATACAAATGTGATAAGTGTGGAAAAGAATGGCTATCGACAGACAAAAAGGAGCAACCGGTGTCGGTTGCGATCGTGTTCGATTTCGGTAATCCTACCGGCACGCCACAGCCTGACCGGTACCGTCACCCGGCAAGTTCTGCCATGTGGTGCAGGTCTTGCGTTATGGAAACAGGCATTCACCAGCCCATGACGCAAGAAGAAAAATTCACGGCACCCCCTGAAATGTCATTTGAAGACAAGGTGATAATGTTGTTGGAAGAACTTGGCTTTGAACAGGGGTAATGATTAACAAAGGAGGCAAGCATGATAGCAGCAGGCTTTACATTCGTTTTAGGATTAACTCTGGCAATGTCCGAAGGCAACTTGTTCCCATGGCTGAACCTGGCCGGGCTTTGCATTTTTTCTATGACGCCGGTTCTGGCGTGGCGGGATGATATGAAGTCACAGAGACGGATCATAAATGAAGCCGTTAGCAGGACATGAGGCCAACCATGAAATGCAAATGCGGCAAAATGATGAAAGTTGAATATTTCAAGGAAGGCAAGCGGTCTGTAGTTTACAGATGGATCTGCCCTGCTTGCGGGTATAAAACCACCAGCATTGAGGAGAAATAATGTTCGATCTCAACACCATCCACTCCGCCACCGCCGAGTGGAAATCACAGAAAATAGTCATTTACGGCCCCCAGGGCCTGGGCAAAACAACCTTTGGCGCAACCTTTCCGGCCCCCATCCTGGCTCGGACCGAGGACGGCGCCGGTAACGTCAACATCCAGACATTCCCCCTGATCAAAACATTTGAAGACATGGAGGCCATCATCAACGCGCTCCATGGCGACCACAAATTCCAGACTCTTTTCATTGACAGCCTTGACTGGCTGGAGCCGATGGTCTGGAACAAGCTGATCCGCGAGCGGCCCACCACCGACAAAGGGATGGAAGTCAAGAACATCGAAGATTATGGCTATGGCAAAGGCTACCAGATGGTAGACGGCTGGTGGCGGTATATTATGGGCGGGTTTGACAGTCTCCGGATCAACAAAGGCATGAACATTGTCATATCTGCTCACTCTGAAGTCAAGCAGCACACCCCGCCAGAGGCGGACCCCTATGACCGATATCAAATCAAGGTGCATAAGAGGGCGTCTGAAATCTGGCAGGAATGGGCCGATATGGTGCTTTTCTGCAACTACAAGACCCGCATTGTCAAGGCCGATGCCGGATTCAACCGCGAAGTCCGGCGGGGAACCGGCACCGGTGAGCGGGTGATTTTTACCGAGGAGCGGCCCGCATACCGGGCAAAGAACCGGTGGGGCCTGCCGGCTGAAATCATCATTGGCCAGGATAAAACATGGAGTGGCTTTCATGTTGCCCTGCACGAAGCGACCGGGAAAAGATACAAATTTTCAGCCGAACAATCGAAACCAGCACCAACAACAGGAGGTAAAAAGTAATGGGTATCAATTTCAACGAAGCGCCAGAACAGAAAGTTGGCGGAGGCGGCCCTATCCCCCCGAGATCAGTGGTCAAGGTTGCAATGAAGATCCGGCAGCCGGCGGGCCAGAAAGCCCACGCTCAGTCCCACATGATCACGGTTTATAAAACCGGCCTGTTGGGGCTGGATTGTGAATTTGTGGTTGAGGCAGGCACGTTTGAAGGGTGCAAGATTTGGGAAAACGTTTTCCTTCGCCCGCAATTCCAGGAGATCAAATTAACCCGGGGCCAGGAAGGCATCTGCCACCGGGGGGACGGCCTGCTCCGTGCAATCATCGAAGCGGCCCGCAATATCCAGCCGACCGACGCCAGCCAGCCGGCCACCCAGGCCCGCATGATCAACGACTGGTCAGATTTTGACGGCATGGAGTTTGGCGTGATGGTTGGGGTGGATACTCCGAAGCCCGGTGACCAGTACATCAACAACACCATCATCCGGGTGATCACCCCGGATCAAGACGAGTACCAGACCGTCATGGCCGGCGGGGAGATTGTATCTGACAAGCCGATTCCGGAGATCCCGGCGACAAAGAGTGGGCAACCGGCGCAGGCTGGTGGATGGCAACCTCCACCCCAGCAGCAGGCATATCAACCGCCAACAAGCCCACCCCCGCCTCAGCAGTCCTACCAGCCGCCGCAGCCTAACTATAATGACGTGCCGCCGCCACCACCGCCTGGTGAGAGTGGAAATGGTGGTGGCGGGAAACCGGCGTGGGCGTAAATTGAATTGACCCCCAGGGGTGGCGGAATGGGTATACGCGGATGAGTACTCGGCACGCTCCCAGCCGGAAGGGATACTCCAATCAGGCGTGCCATGTAGGGTTCAAATCCCTGCCCCCTGGGTTAAAAACCAAACAAGAGGAGACAATATCGTGGGTTTTTTTGAAAGAAAAAAAGAAATTATTTTGGGCGACACATACATTGACCGTGTGTCCGGATTTAAAGGCGCGGCGGTTGCCAGACACATATATTTAAATGGATGTGAGCGGGTGACCATCCAGCCGGTTGTTGGGCCTGACATGAAGCTACCTGAGTGTGAAACTTTTGACACCTTGCAGCTTGACCATGTTGAGGCAAAAAAAGAGACCGGCGACACAAAGACAGGCGGACCGGAAAAGTACAGCGATAAAAGAAGATATTAACAAAAGAGGAGGCAATATCGTGAACTGGCACAGCGAAAACACAACACCATCATCCACCCCTGACACCGCCCTGGTTCGTTTCAACGTCCAACGTGCGGCCCTGAACAAACTGAAATCATATCAGTCAATCACAGTCTCTCTGGATGACAAAGAATCGATCAAGCAGGCAAAACAGGCATGGTCTATCACCCGGGATCTCCGCCTGAAAATTCAGCGCAGAGAAAAGGCACTCAACGCCGACCTGAACAAGCAGAAAAAAGAACTCAAAGGCGATGCCCAGGCCATCATCAACGAGATTAAAGAAACCGAGGATCACCTGGACGCCGAGCTGGAAAAGGTCAAACGGGCCGAAGAAGAGCGCAAAGCCAAGATTGACCAGAACATGGTGATCCTGACCCGGCATTGCGAAGCGGGGCTGGTGGACGGGCTGTCATCTGTCATGATTGCGGCCTGTCTGGACAATCTTGAAACCACAGAAATCCCCAAAGACATTTTTCAGGAAAAATATCAGACAGCCTGTGACCTGCTCAACCATGCCATTGATGAGACAAAATCCCGGCTGGAAATGGTCAGGGCCAAAGAGCAGGAAGCCGCCGAGCTGGCCCGGTTGAAAAAAGAGTTGGAACGAAAGGAAGATGTCAACCGGCAGGTGGCCTGGTTCAACGAGACGTTTGGTTTTGCCGGGACCCTGGAAGGAATGGAGGCAGGGTTGGTGACGCTCCAGGAGCAAAACCGGCCGGAGCACCTGGCTGAGTTGATCGGTCAGCAGATTGAACAGGCAAAAACCGTACTGGAGCGGGCGAGAGCGGCACAACCTCAGCCTAAACCTACTCCTGAACCCACACCTGAGCCTGAACCTCAACCAGAAACAGACTCAACGCCAACACCTACCCCCGAGCCTACACCCACCCCCACCGCCGACGCTGCCACGGAAAAAACATGGGGCCACCCCGAACCCCAGCTGGAACGCAATGGCAACACCATGATTGAAAAGGTCCGGTCCGATCTGGACGACCGGCTGGAGATCATCGAAAACGCACTGAAAAGCGGGCAAGTTGAAATCCTTGTATCGGCCAATGGCGAGTTGGCCAGGCCGGTCCTGACATCGATGGACCCGGGCATGGTTGCGGTGCTGGAGCTGATTAAGGACAGCATTGAAAAACGTCAGAACGATCTGGCGGCATAACCATGACATCCAAAATCATCCCACGGCCACGCCAAAAGGTGTTTGTTGACCGGTGCTGCGATGCGCTGACCGAGCACGGCAACACTCTTGGCGTGGCAAACACCGGTTTTGGGAAAACAATCGCTTTGTCTATGGTGGCTGATCAACGGATCAACGGGGACAAAAAAGCCCTTGTCATGGCCCACCGGGACGAACTGACCCGTCAGAACAGCGACAAGTACCGGCTGGTCAACCCCCGCACCACGATATCTTTTTTCAACGCGGAAAAGAAATCATTCCGGGGCCGGGTGGTGTTCTCTATGGTCCAGACCCTGAGCCAGGAACAGCACCTGAAAAAGCTGCCCCACTTTGACCTGCTGGTAATCGATGAATGCCATCACGCCGCAAGCGACAGCTACAGACGGGTGATCTCCCGGGCCGCAGAAGTCAACAGCAAAATCGAGATCCTGGGCGTGACCGCCACCCCGGAACGGACAGACAACCGAGGCCTGCGGCATACGTTCACCAACGTGGCTGATGTGGTCACAATCGGCGAGATGGTCCGGGCCGGCCACCTGGTGCCGCCAAGGGCGATGGTGGTTGACATCGGCACCCAGGCCCAACTTGAAAAAATCAAAAAATCTCACGCTGATTTTGACCAGGCCGAGGTCGAGGCGATCCAGAACACCACTTATAACAATGATCAAATAGTGTCTCAATGGCTGAATCTGGCCAAGGACCGAAAGACCGTCGTTTTCACCTCCACGATTGACCACACAAACGACGTGGTTGAGGCGTTTCAGGGGGCGGGCATCGATGCGGCAGGGGTCCACAGCCGGATTGGCATGGGGGAGCGGCGCGAGACGCTGGAACGGTTTGATCGTGGAGACCTGCAGGTGCTGGTCAATCCGATGATCTTGACCGAGGGCTGGGACAGTCAAGTGTGCTCCTGCGTGGTCCTGCTGCGGGAATCTTCTCACAAATCAGTGGTGATCCAGATGGTGGGCCGGGGGCTGCGGAAGG